GTTGAACCGGCATCGGTTCCATGGAAGAAAACTGAGTAGATTTCATAATCAGCAACAGGTTGAATATCAATGTAATATGTTTTAGCAGCAAGGGTATCAATCTGCCCTACGTAGCTATCCTTGGTCTTACCATCGGTAATGACAAATAAGGTGTTAGGATCTGGGGTAGTTTCGCTAGTAGCAAATAAATTGTATTGCTCCTGAGTCATAGCAACGCAGTTTTGAACAGTACCAGCAGCTACTTCGTTCGTACCATCGTTATTTGAGTCTACGGCTGGGCTGTTTATGGTATACCCATCTTCGATTACGTAGATTGTTTGGTTATCGTAAGTACCAAGAAGATCATACTCGCTTTGACTTAGTGCCACAATGCGGTTAACGCGATCTCCTTCGTCTCCTGAAGTACCAAACTGACCAGTAGTAACTACATCTTCGATAGCTAAGTTTTTAGTTGTTCCAGGATTAGCTTCTGAATCCCAAACAGCTAATTTATCGTTTGTTCTATTAAGATCTTTGCCGTCTTTTCTATTAAGTTCGGCAATTGTTGAATCAGCCATAAGTTTATTCCTTATGAAATTTGTGTTATAGTAAAGTTGTCAAGAGTAGGAATCTCTCGATACCAAGTATAAACATAGTTAGCTAATTTATTAGAAGCTAATCCAGTAATTTCGGTTACAGCGTGTGCAGTATCTCCTAAAGCAATAGGTTGCGTAGAGTCTATGCTGTTACTTGAGATTTCAACCGAAAGGTTAATAACATCGGGTTCAAAGTCAATAACATAGAATAAACCATAATCTACTACTGTATAACTAGACTTATTCTTTGATACAATAACGGGCCTAATAGCTTTGTTTTCAAGTTCCGCTAAAGTAAACGTAACATCAAACTCAAAATTCTTAGAAACTAATGGAGTAAAAATAGTCGGAGCTTCTGCTAGGCAAAACACAAGATCGTTGGATCCTGATTTACGAATGGTTGTCGTATTTGTGGGAATATCACTAGTAACGATATCTCCTACTTCTTGTTCTAACCAAGTAGTAGAACCTTCTTCCGAAACTTGAAACCCAAAGTATCCATCAATAATAGGTAAGTCAGAAGGACTAAAGTTATCTATGTTAACCAAGATATCATAAGAAGCTGTGTTAATGAAGGGGATGGTTAAATCATTAGAAGCGGCGTCGATAGAACCTGAGTTATCACCTAGCATCACTTCAATCAGAGTTATATTAGGACCGAATACTTCTTGCCCTGCTCCGCCTGTAGTTAGAATAGGATCATCACCAGAAGCGTCAAATGCTTTAGCACCTAAGTACATGAAGCACCCAATTAAAGCACCAAGTGCTGCATCTCTAGTTGGGTAAATACCAATTAAAGTTTTTTGGTTTACAATAAGTAACCATTTAGCTCCTGAGTTCATACTCTTAACTTCAAAGTATCTAATAAACTTAATGTTTGGTCGATTAATCTGAGTAATGCGGGCATAGTTTAAATCCGCATTAAAGCCTCCGACCATGACATTTTTAGATTCCATTATCCCTCGCTTTCTAATTTAAGTACGCGATCTTCAAGTTCTTGTATAGACTCAAAGAGCTGGGAGAATACATTGTTTAATGCCGTTGATGTAACTCTACTACCAGCCCCAAAGACATGAGAGATCTTGCTAATGTCTTGAGACCGTCGTAGAGTTACCGAATCCCCGTTAGGAAAGTCTGGCAAGAATAAACCTGATGTACCGTTGGCGTCTGTCTTTTCGACGTTACCTGTGTTTGTAATAGTTACATTCTTAACGCTTGGTGAAAAAGTCAACACCGTAGATCCATCGTCTGCTGTCAAAGGTAGTACATAAGGATCATACCAATTCTCCCACGTATAGCTACTTACAGCAGTACCATCTTGAAAGTGCGTAAAATAAAACAGCACTTGAATCTGAGACGAGTGAGATCTTGAGTTATCAATTCCAGTCAATACGTTATAGGTATACGTAGGACCAGATGCAATAGCCAAGTTCTCTCGCTCAAGGGTAATAACCTCATTGATATTTGGCATAATAATATTCCTTTAGTAAAACTCTCAGCTCCCTTTCGGGAGCCAAGAGCAAAAAAGAGAGAACACTAACGGACAAAACCGGAAGTTCTATTTGTAAATCTTCCTTTAATTTCTATCTGTGCAATGTTCAACGGATTAGGATAATCCGACACAATGAATATATCTGTCTCAGATGCGTATCCTAAGATCTTTGAGAAGGTCTCGCCATTCTTTTCATACAAAGGCATGGGTACATCATTAGGATCAGCAACGTTGACTTCATCTAACTCTTCGGGAGAGAACTCCAAGATAATATCTCTTCGTCCTCTAATACTCTTTTCAATACGATATGATCCAGAATTGTGGTGCTGAAGATGCAAGGTTCTCATTGAGAATACGCCTTCAACAACATTCTGATTTTGGTCTCTTACATACTGAGGTGACAATTGAATGGTAGATGTATAAGAACTACCTACAATGAAACGTCTGTAGTTAGACGATGTAGTAAAGTTACCGTTGAGCTGGATGGTAAGCGTGCCGTTCACAGATTGCACACCAAATACAACGTCGTCCTCTAGTCCAGACCCAATGTTAATGACTTCGCCTGCTCGCTCCTCAAGAGCGTTACCATAAGCGATGTACAAGGTATCTGGGAGAGGATTACCATAATGCTCAAACTCAATAATGGTAAGATCTCTTGCACCGTCATATGTAATAGACCCGCCCGTAGAATCAGATTCTGCGATAGAAGTCTGGTGGTCAATCCTAGGAATCGAAAGATCATCCTCATAGAACTTTTGGTATTCTAAAAAGAATCTGTACTTGTTGGTAGCCTCTGCTGGATAGTAGTGCCTACTTACCATATAGATATCGTTATCATAAGACGTAATTGTAGCTACGTCTGCATCGTAGATATACCTGAAGAAAGCATTCTGGGCTACTTCAGCACCTCGATATCTGTTGGTGTACATGTACAAAAACTTAGGATTATCGGCGTCAATCATGCATAACGTATCATAACCTGGGACTACCGTGATGTCACCGTAATTTGCGGGTAGATAATTAGGGCATGTAAGACTTACTTCAATTGCTTGGTTAACCGTTACGGTTGAATCGTTAAAATACACATATGCTCTGTATGGAGCAAAGAAATAGATCTGAGATCCCAAAAGCACTGGATCTACCAACGGAGAAGTTGAATAGAATGCCGTGGGGCTAATCTCAGCCGTGAACGGAGTGATGTTGTTCTCAGATCCTTGTAACGTAAATTGGGTATCAGATCCTGTATTGATAAATAAACTAGATGCAAATGGAGTCATGGACTCTACCTCTGCATATTTGTTTGTCGATAGTCGTACATCAATAGGATCTGTATCAGCTACAATACCGGGGTTCTCTGCCCAGAAGTCTGAGAAGTCTCCTGTCCTAGAAGAGAATACGGTATCGTCAGCGGAGAAGAACAAACGATCTCTGAAGAACGCCATGCTCTTAATACGCCTTTGAATACCTTCTTTGAACGCTTCAGGTCCAGGATTGGTCTTCAAGTTGCCAGAACGCCTAGGTTCTAGTTCCATATTCTGAATAGTAAACTCTTCAATACCACTATTGAATTGTTTGATCTTCAAGATCTTAGGGAATCTATCAGCATCAAAGACAGAGTACTCAACTGGTGTTCTAATGAGACGAACATAGGGGCTATTCTCTACGTCCTTAACAATGTAATATCCGGGTACTTCGCCAGCATATGAGTTTTCAATATAGTAAATCTTTCCTGTACCGCCAGTAGCAAGATCATCGTAGAGCGATTCTAACGTTTCGCCTACTAAGTTTTCCATGTTTACAGGAGGTAAGTTAAAAATCTCATAGGGATCTGGCCACGGATCTGCTTTTGCGTTTATGTTTGGGTATGACAAAGCATCAGTACCGTCATTATCTAAGACATCCTCATCAGACCTAGGAGGAAACTTAAACTGAGAAAAATCAGAAAGCTTGTTTCCTAAGTACCGTCTATTTGAGTCAGGATAACGCCAGTCTTCTACTGGAATGTACTGAGCTAATGCTCCACCGTCATCATCTGATCTTAGTGTAAAATGTGCTGCTTCTAATCCAGCTTCTATAGCGGTTGCTGGAATATCTGTGGTGGCTGTGCCGTCATTGAGGCAAGAAAAGATTAGCACCGCATTGTCTAAAAGAATAAAATCTCCGCCAGCATAGTCTTCAACAACGTATTGCAAGGATTCTGGAATCGAAGCTACATCTTTATAGGTTCCGTAAAATCTATATGAAATATTAAACGGAAGAGCTCCTGAGCTACCACCGCCTCCTGCAGCGTTAAAAGCATCATATACAGCTAGAGTAACAGTTGTAAGCCTAGTGTCAGCTACTGTGGCAGTTACGCTTTGACTGTGGGACCAAGTTAGATACCATTCTGTAGGCGAAGGTCCGTTATCTGTAGAGATAGCATCCGATACGAGTAACGGATTACCGCCAATATAGAATTTAGTAAACTGAGCTGCTTTGTCTCTTCCTTCTTGGTTGTCAAAGGTAAACTTTACATAGTGCCCAGCAGCCGCTCCTGTGTGCGTATAGTCATCAAAGACATCTATCCTAGTAACACCAAATGGTTCAAACGAATCTGGTAAACTTTCAGTGTCAATGCTAAACAAATCCTCATTAGGATTACTATGAGGACCTCCGTTGTCAACTGCTTCAGTAAAGTTTAGTGTACCGCTTACGTCTTGTTTTCGGTAGAGCCAGTCTTCCAGATCAGTTCCGCGAGGGACTTCCATGAAAACTTGATCGTTGCGAATATAGAACTTACCGTCCACATAAATAGTTGCTTGACCTTCCGGGTCAACTGGAGTAGTTGTGAAATAAACAAGTTTTCTTCCTTTAATATCAGTCGTGTAATCTAAACCGTCTATAATAAACTCACCATCTAAACCAACCTTGCACCAAGCTGTATCTCCTTCAGTAGTAGGGTTTCCATCTAAGGTTTCTCCTGCTGCAAAGGTATGAAGCAAGCTTGTGTAGCCAGCGTAGACGTTGCTATTATTGATTAGCATTTGAGGACCAATGGTAATAGATGAAATAGAGTCCCTAAACGTTGAGGTTCCATTACCATAGGTAAAATAATCATAATGCTGTGCTAGTACACCAGACTCAATGGTACACTCGTAGAACCCATCCTTGGTAACCTTAAAAATCTGCATGTAGTCGTCTGAACTACCTTGATAATTGATAGCAACTAGGTATCTCTGTGTCTCAGCAATCTGAAACCAAAAGAATCCGTAGTCAGCATTAATTGTTTGATCGTTAAGATTTAAGGATGAATCTGTAACCAATGGATCTAGAATACTGAGATTAGAGTTACTATATCTCTTTATGAAATTGGTGGGAGGACGCTTTTCTACAGATCGTTCTAGAGTAACTAGTACGTTATCTAGGTTCTCCGCTTCGTTTACAGCTCGCTTGGTAGGAGCCTGACGACCTACGCCACCAGACAAAGTAGGTATAGCCACTCTTGTTTGACCACCAGGATAACGCGCTCTTTTATCAAATGTAGGCATTCGTCAATCCTTATGCATCAAGATTCCACCGTCTAAACTTCTGTCTATCGTGTCTAATGTTACGGTCAACAGCTTTCCTCGCGGTGTTATGTAAGTTAAATAAATTATATCCTTTACTACGAGTGTCAGCTCCTCGGGCTTTAGACCCATAGTAGAGTTCAAGCTGAGCAATGTAGTTATCTACAGCACCATCGCCTTGAGTAAGCATCTGATACTGTCTAGATGCTTGAGTCATGATATCCTTTTGAACAGGAGTATCCATATCTTCCCAGCTTACATTCAAAATAATTTCAGCTGTATACGTTTTATCTTGTTCAAAGACAGCGGTGCCGTCTGTTAGATTATAAAAATAAGGTGTGCTATACTCCCATCCTCTGGTAACAATACGAGCATACTCAATGTCCTTATGTTCTGCTCGTACTGGAGTAAGCATCTCAGCCGAAAGAACATTGGTTGGAATATAAATTCTTCCTCCAGAAACATCAGGAGTAAAATCTCTAATTGTTAAGTTGTTTGCCATCCCACGAGCTTGAGCATCAATAGTCTTCTGATCCAAGATCTGTTCGGCAATAGAAGTGTCTACACCAGCAGAACCATCAAGCGATGTTACTGGAGTCTCACCAGAGAGCAGGAGCATTTCGTTTACGGCTTGGAGTCTAGTATAAGCTCCCATAGCAAATCTCCTATATAAGATGTAAAGCCGACCCCCGAGGTTACCCCCGGGGGCCGGTCAAAGTATTGCGGACTTAACGCCATTGATTACCGCTGGCGAGACTGGATCACCCCCTTTCGGAGAGGACCAAAACCATAACAAAGGTTCCTTTCAGTCTATTTTTTATCAACCGTAGTAGTCTGGGTAGGCACTAGCACCACCAGCAGTGTTCTGCCACTCAGCAGTCATACCGAGGAGGTCACGAGCCTGCTCCTTGGTATTAGTACCAAGGTCCTTAACGCAAACTACAGAAGCAGTTTCTGGCTTAAGGACACCAGTGCCAGCCATGATGCTAGCAACGGTGAAGACGGTGTTGCGACGAACATCATCAACGGTGTCAACCTTGAGGCCAGTCTTCTGGATAGAAGCAACAGCACCTGACTGCCAGATAACGGCGCCAACGCCAATGCCGTTACCAGCAGCAGTACCCGAATCGTTAGCAAAGTTAAGGTTATAACGATCTTCACCAATCTTGTATGCAGCAGCGCTTGCATCAAAGTTAGGCATGTGGTTGGTCTTAACGATGCGGCAACCCATGTACTCTAGTGAGTCACTGAGAGCAGCCATTGCATCGGTAAGGCTTGAACCAAGGCCACCAGCCTCAGCAACGCCACCGAAGTAGGGACGACCAGCACCACCAGCAAGGTCAGCACTGGTACGTGCAACACCTAGCGCACGGATGTCATGGAAGACACGTGGGGTAACTGCACAGTATACACCGTTGGTAGGAGCGTTGATCTCCTGAAGGTGAACCATGAACTCCTCAATGCACTCAAGAAGGGCAAGAGCGCCGTTTGCACGCTCAGCGGCAGTTGCTGCAGTATCACCAAGATACTGAAGGTTGCCCTTACCAACAACGCCACTACCAGCTGCACCATCGGCTCCTGCATGGAAGAGAGGGGACTCAGCTAGAGTATTACGCCACTTGGTGCTAGTACCAACGCCAGCAAGACGAGGATCGGTTGAAATCTGGTTCTCGCAAGCAGCGCGAACAAGGTAAGCACCGACCTGAAGGTCACGGGCGTTGGAGAGAGTCTGACCAGCCTGACGGGCTAGCTCAGAACGGAACTCCCACTGAGTAATCATGAGGTCGATGTTGTCGATCTCAAAGTGAGCAGCGATAGGACGAGCATCGAGAGTAACAGCGATAGTCTTTGAGACATGATCGTCGATGTTACCTACGAGCTCCTCACCTGCACCCCATGCGCTCTTCATGGCGACGGTGCCGGTGATTGGGAACTCCATGGCTCGACCGCTAGCAATAGTGCGGCTCTCAACCATAGGTTCAAAGATACGGTAGTGGTCGTAAGCACGAATGACTTCGCCACTCCAGATAGGACATTTATGTTCACTAAAAGGCGTTACTCTTTTAGCCGGGATTATACCCAGCTCATGCTTTCACATGAGAGCAGACTATATCTTCATCCATTTCTGGATGTCATGCACTTCCACCCACTTGGGTGTACTCCCTTTCGGGATAGTCGTTGAACCTTCCCGCCTAAGCGGGCTTGGCTGCTGATTGCCCACAGCAATATCTGTTTGGGGATCCCAGCAATTCACATGATTATCCTTCTCAAGTTACCTTGAGAGGGGCCTCCTATTATCGAAGCCAAAGCTTATCAGTACCATTAGCACCACCAGTAGTGGCAACAAGACGGTCACCAGCAGCACCAGTAGAGGTGTCTGCGGAACGTCCATACACAGAGCCAGTGCTCCAAGGAACATTTCCAATTGCGGACATTTGTTTTAATCCTTATTAAAGTGTTTGAATATTAAACTGTAAACTAGCAAGTGAAGTTAATATGTTTAGTTCTAATCACGGTTATCCTTGCGGGCCGTTGACTTCTATTACGGTCTAGCTGTCCTTAGAGAGCATCACTTAATAGTTGTCCAATCAGTCTTAACCATACGCTCTTCGATCATATTACGTAGCTTAGTGTCATGAGGGTTCTTAGTTAGGTCATCATAAGCCTTGTAGTATTCCGCCTTGGTTGAGAAACCCTGCACAATCTCTCGACCTGACGAAACTTGACCTGGCTTACGAGCACTAGTAGCCATCTCTTGACTCTTAGGCTTGTTGGCTACGGCAGTATCATACATGGCTGCCAAACCTCGTAATGTGATCTCGCTTGCATTGCTGGCTAAACCAGCATTGATCTGGGCACGCTGCGTTTCATCTAAATTATGAGCGGCCCAACCAAAAATCTTAGATAAACGATCTGAACTGCCAACAATCTCAGCCGCAGCTGCATACTGTTGTCGCATTCTTGCACGCTGTCCTTCGACAACGGCATCAATTACGGCATCATCAATGCCGCGTTGATTAAGAGAAGATCTTTGTTCATCTGAAATGCCACCAGATCGCATGATCTCTGTGGTCATTGAACCTAGATCTTCTCTTGTAATACCTACCTTGGCTGCTTCGGTTTGAACTTGTTCTTCTGTAGCATCTTTGTCTACATCCGGAACACGAAGCTCATCAATGACAGCATCAGGACCAGCATCTACTGGTTTCTCTACAGCTGGTTCAGCTTGAGGCTCGTGGAACTTACGTTCAAGTTCTGAATAAGATTGAATAAGGGCATCCATATTTACAGAGCCATCTTCATTCTTAAACTTATCTGGAACCTTTCCTGTTGCTACAACTCCAGTAGCAGCCATAGTAGCGTCATACTCAGGAGTACCAGGCTGAGGAGCCTTAGGAGTTTCCTGTACTTCTGGTGTAACTTCTGTAGTGTTCTCTTCACTCATTTCACTTTACCTTTTTCTTATAAGAAGCAATGCCAGGAATAAATTGACTGGCGTACTCTGTGTTATTAATGTTGTAACCCGGATCTGGAAGATCGCCTAAAGCGGATGAAGTCATACCGTCTTTAATACGAGCTGAGATCTCAGCATCATCATCAGCATTGGCAACTAAAGTTTCCCAGGTGTTGTATCTATCACCTTGGTTAATAGCACTTAAAGTAACATTACCACTAGCAACTACTACGTCTACTGATAATGGACGAGAATAATAACCAGCTGGTTCTACAAATACGTTTGTCTGAGGACCGTCAGCTGAGCTAGCGCTACTAGATCGTGTAATTATATCGTTTAATGTTTCGATTTGAGACCCTAGTGTATTTAAAGTAGCAGCTTGTGTTGCTAGATTAGTTCGTAAAACTCGAATACAAGTACCAAGGTTTGCAATATTAGCGGGGAGTGTCAAACTTCCTGTGCTATCTCCCTCTACGATTACAGTACCCGAACTACCAGTGGTTACAATCACAAAAACATGCTTCTGGCCATTAGAAGACGTAACTACAAAGTAATCCTGTTCGGCAAATACTACATCAGCATTTGCGTCACCGTCTGGTACACTAAGAGTAAACGAAGGGATACCTCTGTTTGCGTTTGTTACATTAGAGTTGTAACTAAATTCAGTCATTTTTTAGTTTTCCTTTTTCCAGATCCTTGTCTGGCTCTATTTGATTTTTGAGATTCTAATACAGTTGTACCTTTGCGCGTATGAGAGACATCTTTACCATCGCCGTTTCCATACGTACCTCGTCGTCTGTTTTCTTTATTAAGTTCAGAACGATAGGCTCGTCGTTTAGATGTACTATGGTACTTGGTATCGTATTTCTTTTTCTTTTCACGCGCTTTAGGATTTGATTTATAATATCTTGCTGTTCTACCTAAGCTCATACCATGGGTCCTCCTTGTACGGGAGAACCTCCGCCAGTCATAATCTGCTCCATAATCTGTGGAGCCATGGCTTGAGCGGCTTGGCCTACGCCTTCTCCAGCAGCTTGTGCTAGACCTTGACCAGCTGCTCCCGCAACTTGAGCTTGAGTCTGCTCTTGCATCATCTTAGCTCGCTCTTCATCAAGGTCACCTTGTGACTTGATCCAGTTACGTGGGTCAAATCCAAGAGCGGAGATCAGTGCTTTACCGTATTCATCAAATTTAAAATGCTGAACCGCTTGTTGTGGTAGGTTACGGATCATCTCGCCCATTTGCATAAGCTTTTGCAGTTCCGTATCTCTACTCAACGCTTGTAGACCAGTAACAATATCGAGTGTTAGTCGGCCATCCTTATCAAAGAAGTCTTGTGATAACCTAGGATCAATGTCACCAGATTCTACCATAAGGTAGATAGCACGCTTGATAACAGGAACAAGAAGATCTCTAGCAATGGAGCTAAAGGCACCGCCAAGAACCTGTTCTAGTTCTTGGCCAATCATTCTTACTTCTGTTGCTGTTACGCGCTCAGCGTTTCTAATTGAACCTCGGTTCATTAGGAAAGCTTCGCCAATCTCTCGACGCATCATCTCGACACTGTTCTGTGTCTGCTGAATTTGTGGGTTAATGGTTTGAGCTGGCGAAATAACATAGACATCTTCTTGCCTAGCTGAAACCCATTCTCCATTCTGAGCCGACGCAAGATCGGTAAGTTCTGTAACTCCTGTTGGAGACACAGACATGAAGAATGTAGAAGCGGCTGCCATTCCATTGATAAGACTTTCTGTATAAGCTTCTAGTGTCTTAAGGTCACCATAGATCTCTTCACACTTTGATCGTCCATAGTTTTCACTAACTACTGAGTTCCAACGAAGTACTGCATATGGGAATACTTCGTAGATTCCTTCGTCAATGACATTACCTTCGTAGTCTTCTTTACGACCGTGCCACTTTCCGTCTTCGTCTAAAACATAACGACAGAAAATTGTCTTAAATCCATTACGTCGCCATAGTCCGTAGCCCCAAGTCTCTTGACTTGATGGAGGCAATGGAGTTTCATCTGGTACAAACTCAAGATGAACAAACTCAACAAGGTCTCCAACTACATCTCTAATAGCAACATAATGATCAAATCGAATACATCTAAATGTGAAATCTTCTTCTAACTTAACTGCTACGTCGCCAACAACAATAAGGCTCTGTAAAGCTTGGAAGAATGACTCACGAATATTCTTACCCTTCATCTTCTCATAGACTTGCATAGCTAAAGAGTCTAAGAGAGTGCCGACTTCGACCTCTGGTTCTGCTCCATTCTTCATATTGAATGTAAAGAACGGAAGATCGTTAAGGGGAATAAGAGCACTAAGCATTCTAGATGCCAGTGCTGTTACACCTCGTGAACCAACAGATGAATAGGGCTGTGGTAATTCGTATTCTTCGCTCCAGTTCTCTGGAGGCATAAGGCTTGGGACTGTAAGCAAAGCACACTCCCGAGCACGGTCTAGTTTAGATCTACGCCGCATGTCTAACTCAGAGAACCGATCAGCAATAGTGCCGTCTAATTCACCAGCTAGATTCATTCGGGTCTACCTTTCTTATCTTGTCCTTTGGCTAGACTCCCGTAGAAGTCCATAACGATATCCTTGTCCATTTCCTCTTCATCAGCTTTAAGGCCGGTGACTTCTTCCGTGATACCCGCTTCGAGTTTACCCAATGCTTCCTCTTCCTGAGAGCGAAGCCTCTCCTGCTTTTGCATTTCCGCTTGTTCACGTTCCACTCTCTTTTGTTCCATCTCATTCATAAGCTGCATCTGTCGCTCTTCTTGTTGAGCCATGAATGCACGCTCTTCCATTTGTAATTTGCGGTATTGTTCTTCGGTCATACCGCCACTAACTTGTGGAGCACCGCCGCCCATAATAATTCTCCTTATACGGGTCTATCTTCTCCAAACGTTACGCTCTTAACTTTACGTTTACGAGGTGCGTCTGTAAAAGCTCCTAATTTTTTCATAAAATCTGTATCGAGTTCTCTAATTTGTAGCTGAACATCCTCTAAAGATTTGCCTAAGCTTTCTTCGGAAGTTTTCTTTAAAGTCTTCTGGCCTCTTAAGGTTTGTTGCTGTGCTGCTTCTGCAGACTTTTTTCTAAAGAGGTCTTCAGCTTCAGCTCTCTTATTGGCAGACTCGTATGCACTAAGACTGGAGGTAACAAAAAAGTCCTTTAGAACTTCTAGCTGATCTCCTGTATAATTTTCTGGGGTGTAGTTCTCCCAGTTAAATCCAGGTTCGGCTCCGGCAGCATATGTATTTAGATTAACAAGATCCCTATACTGGACACCAGTGATGTCTCTCATAATCATATCTAAAATATCTCGTTGACCGGCGCCTGGTTGCTCATTACCTTGGTAATAAGATTGCATTGCATAGCCTTCAGGTACATCCTCAAATGAGTCGTAGCCATGTAGCTCAGCGTACTGCTGTTTACGTGTTTCAATCGCTTGGTCGAACTGCTCTTCAAACATTGACGCTTCTGGAGTAAACGGATTATACCCAGTAGAAGTGTATTTAAAACCGGATCCAGAAACATCGTAAAGATCTTGAGCCTTCTCTAAAGACTTGCGAGCTGATTGTAATTTTTGTAATTTCTGTTGGCGAGTCTTTACTAACTGACTTAGGCTCCTAATAGGGCTGCCTTTAGTCTGAGCTGTTTGAATACTCTGAAGAGCATCCATTGAAGTCTGTGCAGCTTCTGCCATTCTTTCTTCACGTCTACCCTCAGTTACATCTCTAAGATTCATGTCTTCAAAATTAGAAGTCAAATCCATGGCCTTCATCTGAGATGCGTGAGCCATTTTATTCATTCTAGATTTAAGACTTGTTTCAAACGCGCTAGCCCAGTTAGGACTATATGTACGCCTGTCTCTACTTGAATAAGATAACTGAGAAAACGGATCGTGATAATAAGCATCGTTTAAAAAAATAGGCATTACTTTTCTCTTTGTTGTTCTCTGAGCATCGCTTCAAGAATAGCTATGGTGTCAATCATTCCCTGACGACGGGCTAATTTCTCCCTCGTCTTTGTTGGGCTTTCTTCCTCTACGAACTCTACCGTTGGTATCCGATTCTTCAGAACGTTGGGTAAGTTCGGATCTACGAAGGCTTTCAACTTGTCGCTTAAGCTCATCTACTTGATCCACTAAATAATTCATAATAGCACGCTGTTCTCCAGGCGACAGCATAACAACGCCTGCTCGCAGTCTTTGAAAGATTGACTGCATATTTAAAAATGACATATGTGTTCTCCATAAGATAGAAAAGAGACGAACTCAGCGTTAGCCGAGTCCGCCTCCGACGGGGGGTTACTTGTCAGTAGTGTCTACGATTTCGCAGGCACCGCCAGTACAAGCAAATGCTTGGCCACTCTTTGTGTTATCTTCTAGCTCATATTGAGACAGAAGATTCCAGTCTACAGTGGGCATAGCTTTTGCGAGTACCTCGTATTCTTCTTTTGTAATGCTCTCATAAGGAGCTTGTGCGTAAACATGATCGCTCTTAGGTAAGAACGATAGTCCTTGAGCAACACTCCAATACTTTGGGTTGTATAGCTGAGCACCAAGCATCATGTATTCATTTGGTCGATAAGTAATTGTAACAGACGGATTGTGGTCCGTGTATTTAGTCTTAACTTGATACCAAAGATTAAGCTGCTCAAGTGCCGTAGGCTCTACAACGGGTCTATCAATCCCGACAGGGAAATCAAAGACATACGTATTAGTTGGATTGTTTACACAAGGAGCACCAGGTACACCTTGATCTTGCATCATCTTGCACATGGGATCTTTGACATCCATACGTACACGACGAATATAGTATTGAGACCATCGCTCATGAATACCAGAGCTTGAATCTACTAGACACGAGACCGTACCGCTGGGCTTTACTGTAGTAATAGCAGCTGGCATGTTGATGCCTAGAGCTTTGCTCCACTCAACTGCGGAAGCATAAGCCGTTGATCTCCACTCTTCGTAATCACTGCTATCAGGATTGAAGTCTCGAATACCAGTCAAACTTACGCCAAGCAAAGCTTCTTCTTCTGTATTATCCTTCCACTTCTTACGAAGATATGGGAAGTGTGTACAGGTAGCTTGAATACAACCAATGATAGTCGCAGCTTGGACCTTAAGATTAATCAAATCCATAGGATCGTTTGGTCTAAGGACTACTTCGCTAAGATTACAGAACTGCATAGGACGTAGAGTAATCTCACCACATGGGTTAGTACCAAAGTTATGGTCGCCACGGCTACCACCTTGGGCAGCCTTGCGGTTAAAGATCCCTCTTTCGCCGCTATAACTGCGGTAAATGTTTAGCCACTCTTCCATGAAAACATCCATCTCAGGACGATCTTCATAGACTGCACTGTTGTTGGCGAGGGAACGGTAGGCATGTTGCTCCCACCAGTTCCCTGACTTGGCCCTAGCCATCTCATGATCATCAAGATCGGATAGGCTAATCATGGCCGAGCGTCTCACGCCGCCAACGATGACAGAATTAGCAATGACACATGCCATGTCATGGATTTCAATAGGGCGTAGTTTCCGACCCCGTGCCCCGTAGACTGTCTTGGTGATGAACCGGAGACAATCTTCAAGGGGCTCAGGACCGGACGCACGCCCTCCGAAGGTCTTAAGTCTTGCACCAGCCGGTCGAATGTGGTGTAGTTCCCACGTAGGATGGATACCCTTGAGCAATGCTGTAAGCAAATGCTTAACAGTATCAGCCCATCCGGCTTTGGTATCTGAAGCAACAATGAAGTTGTCCTCAGCTCGTACAATCTCAGCTGGAACCTCAGGCCACTTGTCAACGACCCGGCGTTCTACGCTGTAGCCTACGCCTGTACCATTCATAAGAATGTACAGAAGCTCTGCTAACGCAATAGGAGAGTCCAGCTCTAGGTAGGAGCAGTTAAAGATACAAGTATTGTCACGATCGGCAGCCTTGCCAGCTGTCATCATTGACCGCATACTAGGCATAACCTCTCGATTATAGACCATATCTTTAACCCATGTGGGTACTTCTTCTACTCCGTTATTAAGAGCTTGGGTGGTAAGCCAAGACCACCATCGGTCTACGGTCTCACCCCAAGTCTCTCGTCTACCTAACGTATCATTCCACCTTGAATATTTGCTTAGATGGATAAACTTGCTAAACTCACTCCAATCGTCGGAGTAATCAAACGCCTGTTGATCCAAATCCATTGGCTCCTCTTTCAGTATCGCTTAGATCTTCTAGACTACTAACCTGCTCAATGGGATATGGACATACAGGTACAATAATAAGTTGTGCTATTCTAGCACCATTCTGAATAACGACTTCTTCGTTATCAAACCGATCACAAACAAGACAAATCTCACCTCTGTAGTCAGCATCAATGACACCAACCGTGTTCTTCAAACTAAAGCCATTCATGCCCGTCGAAGATCTAGGCATAATGAGACCAACATGACCTTGGGGGATCTCCATATGGATTCCGGTAAAGATAGTAATTTGATTATCTTGAACCGTAAAATCATAAATATAAAGATCCAAGCCCCCGCTCCCTTTGGTACTCACCGTAGGAAGCTTAGCCCCAGCCGTCGCATAAACCTTCATGGATGGAAGGACGTAATTGTACGATTGGGTAACCGCTGAGCTTTCATTGTCATATTCGTTTGTCTGAGCTTCATAGTTGTTCATATGTGTTCTCTTTTATAATAATAATAGGATCTAAGATTAGGATCTTAGCATAGCTTAGTTCTTAGTTTCTCTTAGACTCAGGCGTTAACGCCCGGCTGGGGACCAGAGGATGGGCTCTTCTTTATCCTTGTCCCATTCTTTGTACCTTAGGATACGGACGCAACGTGCTTGAGCCATACAATAGTCGTAGTCAAAGCCTCGCTTCTCGTACTCAGCCATGACCATAGAACTCCAGTTATCAGACCTTGTAGAATCCAGCATCTTTTGAGCCTTGACTGGCCCAACCTTTGGGATACCGGGAATGTGATCTGTGGAATCGCCCA